ACCCTCTCCCCTTTCCGCCGTATACATTATTCCGCGTCATCCATGCGCTAGGCGTGATGCGATCTGGATCTCCGCCGCACCTTCGCTCTTCGACGGTAGGCCACTGAATTTCATATTGCTCGCCAGCGAATTTTTCCGCCGCTTCCGCTTCGGTCATCCGCCACCGTGTGGTGTACCACTTCTTTCTGATCGGGCATAAGACTCGTATGAAGTACAACCGCTCAATGCGCTCTGGTTCCATCATGCCACCTGTTACTGTATGGATGCACAGTATATGCGAACTCGCCCAATCCGTTAAAGTCCCATCGAAAACGGAGGATTTATGTGCGGCCGAATTTCCCAGGCACGAGACGTCCAGGACTACTTGCGTGGCATCGGCATGCCTGAAGACGCGATCTTCGACTACATGCCCCCGCCGCGCCGCTTCAACCTGTCGCCCGGCACGCCGCTGGAAGCCTTCCAGACGCTGGCAGGATCGCCGAAGGTCGACACGCTGAAGTGGGGTTACTACACGCCCTGGCATGAGAAGACGAAGAAGCCGCCGACCATCAACGCGACGATCGAGAAATCCAGCTCCGGATTCTGGTCATCGCTTTGGAACGAAGGCCGCGTCATCGTGGCAGCGGATGGCTGGTATGAATGGACCGGGCCGAAGGGTGACAAGCAGCCCTGGTTTATCAAGCCGAAGGACGGCGCGCCGATGTTCATTGCAGCATTGACCGGCCGCAAGCTCGAGCTGGAAGATCAGAAGTACGGCGCCGGCGTGGCGCTGCTCACGACAGAATCAGCGGGCGGCATGCTGGATGTGCACGACCGCAGGCCGATCGTGCTGACCGCGGCAGATGCGCGGATATGGATGGACCTGTCGAGGCCAAAGAAGGAGATGGCGGAATTCGTGAGAAACGTGGCGCTGCCGGCCGAGGCCTTCACCTGGTACAAAGTGACACGGGAGGTCAATAAGGCGGGGAATCAATCGCCGGCGATGGTGGAGCCTTTGGTGTCGGCGTCTTGACCATATGCGCTCCTACGCTTTAGGCGTTGAGTTTGCCAACAACCTTGTCTTATCTGCGCTTCCCTTAGTCGATCCGAAATAATAGGCCAATACCTGCTCTGCCTTGGCGCTGAGATAGCCGACAAGCGTACCGGCCAGCACGCTGTCCACCTTGGCCCAGCCGAATAGCGTACTCGTCACCATGGCGATAAAGCTGCCGACGATGATGTAGGCCAGTACGGTGTTCGTGCTGTCCTTGACCGACATTTGACGTTGACGCGCACTGTCGATGTCCTTGAATTCGAGTTCCGCAAATTTGAAACCGAGTTCGTCTTCCTTTGCCTTGGCTTCCAGTTCCGCCTGCTTGATTGCGATGATCTGATCGCCAGTCAGTTGGCCGTTTTGGAGCGCTTGGGTGATCTTGTCTTTTGTGGCATCTGTGATACCGAGCTTTGGGCCGAGGATGTCAACGGCCAAGCCGGCCAACGGGCCGCCGAGCAGCGTTGCCAGTGTTGGCGCGAGCGTCTTGAGGAAATCCATATCATCCCTCCTTCATCATATTCGCGAGCCGAACCGCCCGCATGCCTACTTGCTTGGCCCACAGAGAATCGAGCATGCCCTCTGCTGCTTGGTCGTACTTACCGCCTTGAACAAAGGCGAGCGTGTTGCGGAAGCCGAGCAAGCCATTGATGCCGAGATTGAAGGCCATGTTTGCCAGCACCCGTTGTCGCCGCTCGCTCAATGTGCGCCACCATGGCAGCTTCTCGTCCAATTGATCGCACACCTTCTTGATGTCATTCGTGAGCATCAGGTCGATCTCGTCATCCGAGAAAGGCACATCGGACAGATTCCGCCCGACTCCGGCAGTGATCTTTCCGACCGTGTCCTTGTAAATGCGTGACTTGCGGCCCTCGTCTGTCGTTAATTCAGAGCGCAGAGCATCGATATTCATTTGCTCCACCCCTGTCCCTTCAAGGCGAGATAGACCGCCCCTGCAAAGGCGGCCGCCATCAATCCGCCAAACGTCCATTTGCCGAGCTGCGCAAACTTGGCTTCGAGCCATTCGCTAATCGCTTCCTTAATGGCCTCTTTCCACACTTCCTTGTCTACGTTCTCGGGCATGCTATTTCCTTACTTTTGGCAAAAAAAACCCGCCGAAGCGGGTTGGTAAGAGGGAATGTCAATCTTATTTCGGCGTGAACTTTCGGCCGTCGGCGGCTATCCGCAAAGGCGCTAGGTCACTATCTGCAATTTGCCTCAATTCGCATCCGAAACGAACACTGCCTGCGTATCTGAGGGCATGTTTATCTGTAATCACCGTTTCGCCATTAAAGCTGGTGCCAGGAATTTTAATAAACGAGTATTCCCATCCAAGCGCCGCCATTAACTGCCTTCCAACGTAGTCGGCAAATACGATCTTCCCTGCCGCATCTAAATGCTTGTTATCGGATTGCCAGGAAACCTTGTTGAACACGAAATCTGTCGGCACGTAATAAACGTTCTGACGAGTCATGGAAATCGCTTGCATGGCTACGCCATACTGATCGTATTGAGATCCCGTTCCAACGTTCCGTGGCACCTGAATCAAAAATATCGGGCAGGACTGACGCTCACGCACTTTATCAACGAGACTTGTCAAATATGACTGAAACGACGAAACGGAATAGCCGGCCGTTAAGTCGTTGACTCCATAGCTAACTATCACCGCATCAGCCGTGGGGTCAGATGCTAAGACGCCAGAACATGCATATTCATACATACCGTTCATGTCACTGGTCTTCATACCGCCTGTAGCCACTTGATACGTGCGGAAAACATCGTGACGCATGAGGCGCGGCCAATCATTATCTGCCGCCATCCAACTATCCCCAATACACTGAAGGAGCTTTGGCTTCGCCAAAGGCGGCGACAAAATCGCTGAGTCATCTACAAATATAGATTTCAATACCGACCTGCTGGCCCCTGAAAATATGTCAGCCATGAACCCGTTAGTTTTGATGATTAGCTCATGCCTCCCATTGTCAGGAAGCTGGAAGGTCACAGAAGACGGGCCGCTATAGCTTTGGTTCTGCGCAAAATACTGCGCCAGCGAATTTTGCGGCGAGTTATCAATAACGCATTCGCATAGGTTCACCCTCCCCGATGCGCACATAACGTCAGCGTTCACAGTTATAGATGCAGAACCTTCGATCGAAAACAGCAATTGTGAACCGCCCCACGCAGACCACACACCAGCAGAAGCCGTTATCCACCGACCGCTTTTCTCTATTCGATCATCCGAAATATCAATTTGCTGCATTAGTCACCAGAACATTGGAAATGCTGCCCGACATCGAAACCGTGGAGTGGCCTGAATTGACAGACTGAATGATGTAGAGGTAGCGAAAACTTTGAGAGCTGTGCAAAGCCAATGTCTGACTATTGAGAAGCTGTGTATGGGCCGTATCGGAATATACTTCCAGCGTAATCGACCCGTATGCCCCAACAGACATATCTCTTTTCAAGCGGCAGTGATATGTCGTGTTAAGTGCGGGCGCGAACATGGAGAGCCCGGAGCTATAGCCTGTTCCAGCGGCAATCTCCGACAGGCATAAGAAGCGACTCGCACCGTTATTGCCACCAAAAACGCCGTGTTGCGCCCCTCCTGCGTTCTTAATGGCCTGCCAATCGCCTATGCTGTTAGACAATACAATGAAGCTGCCATTGAAATTCAAGCTTCCAGAACTGCAAGCTGATACGCGGTAGTCAAAATCGATGCTGTAATCACCAAAATGAGCGGCTCCGAAATCCTTTTTCAAGTACGTTGACGTGGCTCGCGTCAAATTAGAGAAGGAAGCCTCATTTGCGATGACGGACATAACCCCACTAGGGTCTGTTTCGTCATACAAAGAGAAATCCTCATAATCTTCTGGCTCTGGTGGCGGTGGAGGCAGTAAATCTGTCCGAATAACGATTTTTGCCCCATTAGCAAACGCCTCGGCTTCTTCGGTATCACTCCCTGCTTCTACAATTTCAGACATGGTTATCCTTGTTCGCAAGTGCGGGGAATGACTTTTTGAAAAGCGGCGTCCCATACCCAATCTTCACGGGCATCACGCGCAGCAGGGATAGCGCAGTTGTAAGCTACCGCGACCCAATCTAGCGGTATATCCCCTCTTGAAATAAGATCCTCAGCATGGGATTGGCAAATACTTTTTACGTCCATTTTTTCGCTTATTGAGGGAACCCCAATGCTGACCAAGTTAGCTCGCGCATTGGCGATATAACTTTCCAAGATATGCGTTACCGCTATCGTGGAATCAGGTTTTTGCCAAATTATATTCACAATGTTACCTTAACAAAAAATTGCCAGAGAAATGAATCCAGGGTCAATTAGACCGCCTGTAGCCGATGCTTTTGCGACCATTGCGCATGATGTTGTCGTGGGTGGCATTCCATTATTTTGCTCCATGCATGTCGCAGAAGTGCCACCACCACCACCGGATTTTCCGGTAGAGCAATAGGCATAATTAGCGGTGGGCAGTGCTGTTGAAAAATTCACAGCATAAGAACCAACACCAAGATCAGTGATGGAAGACACGTTTCCCCCGCCACTTATAGCGACCGTTCCGGCCCCGTTAAAATTCACCCACGCTCTGCATGCGAACATGGGGGCCGACCCGACTGCATTCATTGCAGTGGAAATTGCCGCCAGCCCTCCTGCACCCTGGATGACGCTTGGGGCAGACGCCCATGTTCCCGCTGTCGCTTGCGTTGTTTCGATGTAGCCCATCAATCGATAAGGCACGCTCGTACGCGCCGTCGTGGAATAGGCCACCAATGCGCTATCGGCCGTGCCAGCCCCCCCCTCGGCAGTAGTGGAAATGACGCCGGTCTCATCCAGATTCGCGCCACCAGCAATATTCATGCACGCGACTTCAACAGTGCCGCTGTTATCGATGGCAATAACTGCGATACGAGCCAATGTCGCGTTCGACGTGCCGAGCGTTGAGCCGCTGGATACGGTCATTGAAATGGATGATGGGATACTGCGTGTGCTGACTGTCCCGCTACTCGCAGTGGATGAGCGAAAATCAAGCACGGTCGGACCAATCGCGATGGTCAGAGCATTAGATGAAACAGACGCTGTGATAGGCTGGATTTTCGATGTAGCCGATACAGCCTGCCCATCTTTGCGTACGATTGAGGCATAGAATGTCGTTGTCGTTATGGCGGTAATAACTATTCTGTCACCAGTAACAACCGTGTAGTTTGCGTTCCCTTGGACGGAGATATTGCCGGCATTTGTGATAACCGTCCCAGCCGCTGGATAGACCTCCCGCTGCGCACCAGCTTGCGGGGCGGCCGGGAAGTCGGTGATCGTAGGTGTGCCGGTCCAGTCCTGAATATTCCCGCTAGGCTGCGTCCAAAGCGGCGTAGTTGTCGCCGTCGCTGCGACCGTTGAACGCTTCCAATTAATAGCGCCTTGCAGATTGCCACCACCTTGGGGCAGTACGGTTTGATTGATGAGCTGAAATTGGGTGCCGTCATAGACCACCTCGCATACCGCAGCAGAAGAAATATCACCGGCGGCTAAAGCAGTAGCACCATTCTTAGTCACCGCTTTGGCACCAAGCCCATTGATATTCAGCGTTACATTGGTTGTATTCGCGCCTAACGAGAGAAAGCGGAATGTCTGTCCAGCCACATATGCCTCAATGGTGGGGTTGGCTGACGCAGTAATAACGTCAGCAGTACCGGTTGCCGTTCCAAGCCAGAGAAAGTCTCCATCCTGCACCTGACCTCCGGCGGCATACTGATTTCGATCAGTCGCATTGCCTACATTCGTATGCTTGTAACCGCCCATTGGCAGATTCGCCGTAGGCAGCTTTTGGCCGTCCGCCGTCAACGAGTCAGTCAGCGCGGTCGCCACGTCCGACATGGTATTATTCTGTACCGTGCTGCTTATGGTGGTGCTGCTTTGAACCGGATTTCCGGCAGGCAGGGTATAGGTGCCCGAACCATTACGTGGCATGTTTTTCCTCGCGCTGAAATGAAAAAAACCCGCACTAGGCGGGTTGAGAGGTGGATATATGACTGACGATCAACTGTATCGAACCGTCATTACGGCGATCGCTTGCGGCTTTGCGCATCCGATCAAGAACTATTGCAAGAGAACGCTAATTTCCCTGTATCAGAGGGTAAGAGGCAACGCCTAAGGCGGGAGCGGTATTCCTTATTGCCTCTGCTATCTGTTCGGCCATGTCGGGACGTTTTGTCAGCAGCGCGGCCATCATCTTCTGACCGACTTTGCTATATGGGAGCATGGCTACGCCAGCCGCAGCTGGAATTAGCGGACTAATCCCGGTGGATGCGCCCAACGCTGCCGCAGGGATCAACATGCGGTCTGCCGTTCCCGAATTGGGAACCTTAGTACCAAGCACTGACTTACCTGCTTCGCTTAGATCCTGCATCAGCGCATTCCCGGTAGCGTAATTTCCTTTACCGGCAGACTTATCCGCAGCACGAACAGCAGCCGCCAATTGTGCCGGCGTGAACACGCCGTCAGCCGATCCTTGCCGACTTGCCGCATCCCGGATACGGGCATAATTTGCGTATCCTTGGTTGATTTTGCCAAGCTCATCCGCGTAGCCAGGGTTCGCTCTTTGTAGTGCTTTGCGGGACGAGTCGAGAACTTCGCGAAGTCCATCTGCAATTGCTCTGTCGTTCGGGCTAGGGCTGCTGCCAAAAGATTTGATCTTCTGCGACAGAACTGATTCCATATCCTTGAACGCTTGACCATCCATCGCGCCCTGTTTGGTCATTCGACTGAACACCTCATTCTTCAGTATTGAGTCGAACTGACGAGCGATTTCAGGCGGCATATTGCCGTTTTGCGCCATAGCCTGCAAATGGCTTATCTCTTGGCCGAACTGTGAATCTGCTTTGAACTGTAGTTTGGGGAGCAAATTTTGGTAGGCGCTGCCGAGCGTATCTTTCACTTCCTGTACGCCCTCCCTGCCGACAGCTCCGCTAGGCGCTTTGCCGGTGCCTTCCAGCGCTCGCGCATAGGCGGCCCGGTTGAAGTCATCCACCGACCTCTGCTGTGACCCCTTAATCATGTCGCCCAACAGTGGCACGCTCGTCAGCTTTTCCTCTATCTTTGCTGCTGTCGGTCCGAGAATCTGGCCCATAGTTGGCACAACTTTTTCGTCCAACAAGGCTTTAACCAAAGGATCGACTTTTGGCTGGACGACGCGAGCAACAGCTGACGTTGCACCAGGAGCAGCACCGCCCAACAGCGTAGATAACATCAATTGGCGACGCTTCTCATCAGCGAAATCGCCAGATGTGACAGGGCTCGTTGCGCCGGACGTCGCACCGCCAGCCGCACTTGCGGCCGTACGAGTTAGCAAGCCAGTGCCGCCTGGAATAGACATGGCTAGCGGCACACCGACAGCCAAGTTGCCGCTCAGTCTTCCGCCGTCGAATCCGCTTTGCCCCGCAGCTTTGCGATCTTCTTGATATTGCTGTTCTCGTTGCTGGATGTTTTGATCGATTTGCGCAGGCGTCATCGACCTGGCAATACCAACGTCCTTTAAGATGGGGCCAATGCCAGGAATGGAGGCGAGCGCGTCAGCCCCACGATTCACCGCATCTACCGCACCACTTGGCAGGGCATGTGCGAGCAGTTGAGCGCCGCCATGAACAATATCCCCCATACCAGTAGCAATTCTGTTCGGAAGAGATGCGCCAGACGCACTACCTTGCGGGGCTTGCGGCGCGTTCTGCGACAGGATGAATTGCCCTAACTGGTCGGCAGTTGCGCCGGCCGGCCCTTCTACGTCATAGGTCTTTCCGTCGGGCCCTTGAATGGTATAGACGGGCATTATCTGACCCCCACGATTTTGAAACTGCTACCTGCTGGTGCTGGCTGCGGGGACACAGCCTCCGGCAGCGGATCAAGCACAGTGTCTTGCGCCACGTTCCTCAACGCCGGGTCTGACTGCCAACGCTTCAGAACCGCCGAACCCTTCTGGTAGTTTGCTGTAGCTACGCGCTCTGACAAATCTGCGACGCGCCGCAGGTTCTCAGGTGTGGAATCGATCGTGCCACTAATTGCGCCTTCCAGGAATTCACGGTCAGTATTCGTAAAGCCGTTGCCACCACCGAGCCCGGACGATTTAATGCCCGATAGAGTGAGCTTCCCAAGGCCGGCCATGAGAGCTTGGGTATTGGCGGCTTTCCCGGCCCCCACGAGACCAGATGCCTCAAGCGCACGCTGCAGAGATAAGCGCGCCTGTGCCCCACTGCCCGTGATGGCTCCTTTGTCTAAAGCGGTACGAATCATTTGCGCATTGCGAATCGTCTCTGGGGCTTGTTTGGCAGACTCGACTACGGCCAATCCTTCTTTTGCTAGGCCGGATCCAATATCCTTGTTGTATTGATTTTCGGGGCCGGCGACGCTGACCGTCGTATTGACGTTGGGAGCGCTAGACTTACCAATCTGCTTCTTAACATCCACCAGAGGCGCGTTTGCGACAAAACCACCTTTTCCATCAGGTATAAGCAGATCGCTCGCTATATCAACCTGCTTAGGGATGACCGTTCCCGGCGTAACGTCATAGGCGTCCACGGCCTGTCCATTAACGAATTCTCGCTTGCGAACCGGAACCAGGTCTGCAAAGTTGTTGGTCTGCGCGAATTTTGCGATGGACTCCTGTGTGTAGTCTTTCGGGTCAACCTTGCTGAATTGAGATTCCGGCTTTTCCATCATCTGCTTCATTCCCAATTGCTGAAGCATCGGATTGCCGGATTGCAGTAGTGAGGCCAAAGCTGCTTGCCTATTGCCAGGAACAGCCGGCGCGGTTCCCACGGGGCCGGCCTGATCTTCAGGCAGATTAAACGTTTCAGCTGGTGTGCCTTGTGCGAGTTGCTGGTATTTCTGCAAGCCATCGACAAGCTGCTGGCTAGATTGCTTGGTTAAGTCCGTTTGCTTGGCGTCTGCATCCTTTTGCATGAAGCCGCCCAATAGTGCCTGTGCCAGCTTATTGACGCCCTCCAGCGGGCTTTTCTTGACTGCCCAGCCGCTGACCATTTCTGTGCCGCCATCGTTCTGCAACGCCTGTTTGCGCAGAAGATCAGCCATTTGTTGCTGGCGTGTTAGCTGCGCCTGCTGTACAGCAAGATCCGCCGGCATGGCTTGCATTGTTTGCGGCGCAAGTGCGGAGGTGAAAGGATTCGCCATATCTATTCCTGACTTAACTCGCGTGTGAATTCGTTCATGTAGGTAGCTGTTTGAATCGCATTGCGCAAAATGATCGGATCGTCTAGCTTGTCGATCATTGCGAACAGTTCTTTGCGGTGCTCCAGATCATGCTCGGCGTGATAGCGCACTGTGCGGAACAGCTCTTTACCGTGCATAGCCTCTAGCTGTGACAACGTATCAAGGGAGAGCGGGAATCCTTCTAGCACAGCCATGTAACCAAGTAGCGCGGCCGCATTCACATGCTTTATGAGGTAATACTGCGAGCCGGCCATCTCGACGGCCTTCTGAGATAGCGGCATCGATGTTAAATCGATGCCAGCTTCCATCAGATCGTCAGCCAACCACGATTGATGCTGACGCTCCTCTTCAAGGTGGTCGATGAAGTACTGTTGCAACACGCCTTCAGATGATTCAATCGCCACTTCCAACAGAGATTCACTCGCCGAAATAACCTGATGCACGAAGACAAGATTGGCGAGAACGATGTCGCGTTTCGACATGTCAATTTGCGGAGCAAACGCCCGCACGCCCTCTACGGCGTCGATGACTTGTAGGCTGTACATCAGAACATCATCATTGCCATAGCTGCCGTGCCAGCCAATGCGCCTGTAGTGCTATTCGCGCTGTTCGTGCTTGCGACCTTCGAGTTGTATAGCCCTTGACTGTAATTTCCCTGTTGCTGCGCAGCCCCCAGCATGTCTGCGCCTTGTGTCGTAGCCTGTTGAGGAACGCTGGTGAAGGTTGGGTTGGTGACTTGTGAGCCCGAACGAACGGCGTTCAGGATATTGAGAGGCTGATTCTGGAGCGCGGTTTGCAGCTGCAATTGCTGGTTCTGCGCATTCTGGCCGACGCTGATGCCGTTCAGGGCCGCTTGCATACGCAAGTCATTCTCCGACTGGTTCTGCGTGCGCATCGCATTGTCGTATGCTTCTGATCCTGGCGTGATGCCTTGGTTAGATAGCTGAGTCTCGAGCGCCTTGTGGCTTTGGTCGATCTGCGGCTGAAACCGTGCCATCAAGGCGTCTTGGCCCGTCTGCCCTGCGTTGACCATATCGGCCGGCAAGCTGTCCTTGGTGATCGCGTTCGATAGCGCGTCATTGACAAAACCAAGCCCGCGATCCGTTAGGCCCGACAGCCCAAGGCTTGTCTTGTTCTGCTGATCGAGAAGCTGCTGCTGTACAGGCGAAAGCGTTTGCGTAACCGTCCAGCCATCATCCGGCGTGGCCGCATTCTTGTCGTGGCTGTAAGTGAGGTTGCCGTATGGCGTGACTTGATTGACGCGATTGGCTGCTGCAGCGGCGCGGGCAGCCTCCAGATTGCCTGCGGCCGTTTGCTGGGCAGCGCCGGCATAGTCTGGCGGAGGCGGTGCCGAAGGAGACGATTTGAATACAATCCAGCCGCCCCCAACCTTCCTTTGCGGAGCCCAGTAGATCGGCTCGTCTATATGTCTCATACCCATTTGCATTCCTCTCGCAACATTCTTAGAACGATGCCGTCCTTGTCTCCATACCAGTTCTTTGCAACGCTTTCATGGACGAATCCTATGCGTTGATCGATGTCTAGCGCCTTGTCGTTGCCCTCCTCCACGATTGCCGTAACGCGACGTTTGCCAGCCGTGATAAAGGCATAGTGGAAGATGACTTTCAATAAATCGCGGGTGAGAAACTTCGGCGTGATGCTGTAGACGCTCAACTCGACGTTATGGCTGGTGAAACCTGAGAAGACGACCACTCCCAAGATTTCGCCCGCATCAGACAAGCTGGCGATGCATATGCAGTATTCGCGGGCCGGGTCAAAAGCAACGTCGAGTCCTCTGTTCACAAAGTCAAAGAACTCTTGGCGCTGCTCGATGGAGATCACAGCACGCCACCTCGCTCAAAGACAAAGTCGGTTGCCTGCCACTTGACTGTGTAGTTCCGGCTCGTTACCACCATGTGCAGGCTGGCCGCATAGCCAAGCCCCGAAACCGTTTGCCAGTTCTTCTGAATCTGGAATCCGCCCCAGACGTCCTGATCCCATATGGCCGAATCCCACAGTCCTACCGTAGTTGGCGTAAGCGTTGGCGTTCCAACGGGAGTGGTTGTATCGAAATCCGTGTTGATTCCAAGCAGCACGGCTGGTACGCCATCTGCCTGAATGATTGGGCGCGCCATGGTCCAGCGCTTTTCCTGTGCCCTATTGCCGAAATAGCTGAATGCGGGAATGACATCGCCAGTAATGTTCGAGCCGTTGTCCGCATTCGTGTTCCATGCATGCCCGACGAATCCATTAGCGCCAAAGTAAATCTCGTCGTCATAGACTTCCCAACAGCTAGCGTCCCACCCCCCCTTAAAGCGGCACCATGCGCCGGTGATGGTGTTCATCACATATTGGTGATGTAGATTGCTCGCCAAAGGCACATTGAGCAGCAGCATGTTTGCGTTGGGGTACTGAACAAGCTGCCAGCCGAAATTGCCACCGTAGTTCGCCACGGAGTCCGCCACAGCTGATTGAATCTTGTCTGTAATTGCAACGTGCGGCGTCACACGAGACGACAGCAACGCTTTGGCTAGCGGGAGCACGCCATCACGAGTAATCACCAGCAGATCGCCACCAAACTTCATGAAGCAGCGCCTCCCGATTGGAGAGCCGACGTCATATACCCCGATCAACGACCACGTATCGGCGCTTGCGGGGTCGGTGCCTTTGTAGACGGCAATCTGTCCTTTGGAGGATAGGAATATCGCATGGTCGTCTAGCCCCTCGCCCGCGTCTAGCGTCCACGTGCCCATCGCCATCAGCGATCCGCCGCTGGTGAAAAGCGCTCCCATATCGATGGATTGCGCCGCGCCCCCTATCGAGTCAACCGGCAAGTACCATACTTTGCTGGTATTGCGCTGGACGAACCATAGGCGGCGCTTGAATACATTGATATGGATCAGATCGGTAGTGTTGACCCCCGTAATTCCGGGCGTCGAGGTGCTATCGATTGCCGTCCACGTCGTGCCGTTATAGGCATAGAACTTGTCTACGCCATTCACCATGCAAAGCCATTGATCAGCGCCAGGAACGCCGAAATTAACGTGCTGCCAGCGTGCATTCGTTAGGCCCGTGACCACTGGAGCACCAACCGCACCCCCAGCCGTCACGTCATAGATTGCGTTTTGTGCGACGGCAAATAATTCGCTCTTTGTCGCACTGCTGTAGGCGGCCAGCGTCTCGACAACCCCTGCAATACCAGTGGCAAATTGCGAATACCCCTTGCGCAACATGACATCCGTGGTGTTCGGAAACATGTCATCCATCTGCGCCGCGTCCTTCTCCGGCATGTCCGCGATGGACTCGCGGGCATTCCACCCTCCTACCGGCGCTGGCAATGACTTGACATCGCCCACCATTGGGCGTCGTTGCGCTTTCATTGGCTAGTTAGGGAAATTGCCATCAGGGATAGAGCCAGGGCTGATGAACATCTGCGCTCGTGGAGGCTGCAAGCTCAATGTCGGCGCGCCGTGGTCGGAACTCTTCTCCTTCTCAAGCTCGATTTCGTAATCACGCGATAGCATGGTTACGTCAAAGCCCTTGATCATGAAGAATTCGTACTTCGTACCAGTGATTAGCAAACGGTCACGAAACAATGCAGTGTCATCGTCGGCCGAGAACTGCGTCTTGTAGGTCAGGCCGTCCGCTGCAACCACCCATGATTTGGAGACATATTCGAAGCCAAGTCGAGATTGCGTGGTAGCTGGAGGCCAGATCTGGAACTTGTTACCGAATATGCGATACCGCATGCGAGGTCCGGTGGCAACGATTCCGCCCTTCAGGTATTGCCACTCTTGCGATGATTTCGGGCCGATCAGTTCCCAATGGTTTGTCTTGTCCCAGTTGGAGCGATCGATCTGCCTGTTCCAGTCTGCCGGGAGCGCATACTTGGTCTGCGTGAATACAACCTCGCCTGTCAACGTATCGGTTGCAGGCTGATCCAACGTGACCTGCGTGGCTGAATCGACAGACAGCACATAGCAGTCGCTCGGAACTCCGTCACCAGTAGCCATGAACGTACCTGCGGCGATGCCAGAGGTATCGGATAGCCCAGTAATCACCGCCGAGCCGCTGGTAAGCGACCCGGTTTGCGTCACAATCGACGTATTAAACCGATACTCCTTGACCAGCCGCTGCCACTCATACTCCGTGATAAGGTTGTTTCCCACCTTATTCAGCAGCGCATATATCTGCAAAATCTGCGGATCAGTGCTACCGGCGACGGCGTTGGGCTGAGTCAGACCCAGCTCGCCGCATACGGCCTGGACAAGTTGCACAAGGGTCATCGACGTTCCTTAAGCGGCTTCTTTGGCGGAGCGTTTGCGTTTGTCTTCTTTGGCGTCCTCGACCTCTTGCAGTCGCTTCGCCAAATCGGCAACTTGTTCGCGCAATAGCTTGTTTTCAGCCTGAGATTGCTCGGCTAGTTGTGCGTACTTCTCTGCCGCCTGTGTGTCCTTGCGCACATCGAGGAACGCATTTGCCTTTGCTACTAGCTCACGCGCACCAATGCCGATGTTGGCAAGGTTTTGATCGGATACCGCCGCCAACTGCTCGACGGTGTAAATGTGCTTGTGGTTAAGGTCGCGAATGAGACCTTCGTCCTGTGCTACAGCGGGCCACTGCTCCAATGGGCAACCCTCAGCCTTGAAAGCTTCGCCAGCTTCATATGCGCGCCATTGCTGTGTCCAGCGCATCTTGTCGTCGTCCTTGACCTGACGATTGACAATGGTTTTGGTATCGCCTGGGAACATGATTTCCACAAAGTCCTTCGAAACGCCCTTTTCGTGGCGTTTATAAAACCGGACATATGCCGAACCATCATTTCCGTGCGTAACGTGGCCGCGTTCTACGGTCGTCTCTGCAAACATGCGAACTCCTAAAGTAAAAATAGGGAGCCGAAGCCCCCTATTGGTTGGTGAAACTGATTACAGCGTGCGGCCGACGCGTGGGAAATTCAGGAAGCCCGCAGCCGTGCCGGCAGAGCCGCCGTTTGCGACATCCAGAATCGCGCCTTCGATGACTTCTGCGCTCGCAGTGGCATCGTCGTCCAGCTGACCCGCAGTCGCGGTCGAGTTGAGCGCCGTGTACGCAGCAGCCGAAGCCGAAACGCGCACGGTGCCAGGGCCGTAGATTTGCAGCCAGCCGTACTCATTGTCAGCAAACGCGACACGGGCGACGCCAACAGCCTTGCCTTGTCCAGTGCCGGGCGCGGTCGTGGTGGTGGTGGACATGGCTGCATCGAAGGAACTGCCGTCGATGTCGCACACGTAACCGTCGCCAGTGATCGCGCCGTTTGCCTGCACGTAGATGTAGCCTTTGGAGCCGGCAGTGGTGCTGTTGAAAGCAACCGTGCCGATATTGAACTCAGCAGTCGTGCTGGTTCGGGTTGGATCAATACCGAGTTGATACATGATGGTTCTCCGTGAAAAAGGGGCCGAAGCCCCTTGGATTAGTCTTTCAGAACGCCTTGCAGGAACGCATTCGACAAGGTCATGTTGCCGGCCCATGCCGTCAGCTTGACCATCGCATCCTGGTTGACCGAGAAGCGATCTGGATCCAGAGGAACCATGTTGCGGTCCTTGTGGGGGCGCAGGAAGATGTAGTTCGTGTTCAGGAAATACATGTGGTTGGTCGGTGCAGCACCGCCATAACCACCGTCGAACACAACATCGGCATCCATGTATTTCAGGGATTGGAAGCCGGCCTGCGCCATCTCGTCCGAGGTAATCCGCTGGATTGCTTGCAACGATTCCCAGTACAAGCGGAAATAGTTGTTGTCAGCGATGATCAAGTCAGGACGGTCGGTGCCGCGGACCAGTTGCAGCCACAAGCGGTTCATGTACGACTGCATATTTGCAGCAGTTGCAGCGCCGCCGCCATCCGTGGTCGCATCGAACGACTGATTGCGCCAGAAGGTGTAGGTAGCGCGGTTGATACCGCCTACAGTGCCGGTCGTTGGGGTGTCCGCCACCAGCAGTTGCAAGCCGCCGATCTGCTTGCCGCCATCAGCCGTACCGTCCGAATAGCAGTCTGCAGACAGGTTGTTCTGCATGGTGCGCTCGGCATTCTTGATGCGCGATTCCAGCAGATCGATGACCTTTTCCTTGCCGGAGTTTTGCAACTGTTCCAGACCGGAGATCGAGACGGCCACAGCCGCTTGTTTCCAGTCATATTCAGCAGCGGTGAACACGTCAGAAGGTTGAATGTTCAGCACTTCATAGCCGGAGTAGCGCTTGTAAGTGCTGTTCTCGGCGTATTCAAGTTCCTGGACGATGGTACGGCCACCATCCACGGGCTTGACGTTGCCGCGCTTGTTCAAGCGGTTCAACAGTGCGTTGTTTTTGGTAACGTTGTCGGCCAGCTTGCCGCTGCGGTTACGCAACGTAGTCGTTACGATTTCTGAGAGATTTGGCGAAGCCATGATTTATCCATCCAAAGGAATGCGCTGCCTCCCGGCAGTGCGTATTGATTAAAGACGATCCCCGCCGCTCATAGCGGACATCAAATCGTCACGAATGCTTGCCCCGGCAATTGGCACGGCTGCGCCTGACGGGGAGCCCGTGACGCTGACGGCCTTTTGTTGGGCTTTCTTTGCAAGCTCGGCCTTCTCTTGGATTCGCTTCGCCTCTTCTGCCTTCAAGAGTGATGCGCGAATATCAGGACGAGCCCAGCAAGCCTTTTCGTATGCATCTTTGAGATCGGTCGCGTACCCCGCCTTGAGAAGTTGTGCCATGTCTTCGCGCACATCCTCAAAGTGAGGGGCATCTGCACTGCTCGCAAATGCTTGAATCTGCTCGCTAAGCGTTGCCTGTTCCGCCTGCTGCTGCCTTGCTAGTTCCTGCTGCTTTTCGTACTCCGTCGTCCGGATGTACGCTTCCAACTGCTGGACACGCGATAGGGCGTGTTGCACGTTGGGATCCAACTGATTCTGTTGTGTCTGCTCGCCCATCTGGCCGAGATCGATGCCATACGCTTGCGCCAGCTCCATGAGCTTGGCTTGCTTCTGCGCGGGCGACCCGGTACGCAGCACATATTCATGGCTGATGAGATGCTGGAACGCCTGATCCGGCGGGACATTGATCTGCGCAAGGTACGGAGCCCATTGCTCGACCGCTGGTTTGAGCGATTGGGCGAACTTCGCGTCCTCCGCGTATTTCTGAATGCCCTTGTTGAAGTCCGATTCGCGCCGCAGAATCACTTCTTGCGCTTCTGGCGGCAATTGATCGAAGAACGCCCTCTCATCAGGCTTCCAGCTTTGTGGGGCCTTGCGCGTTGGCTGCTGTTCGACCGGGGGTGTTACTGGCGCGGCTTCTGAAACAGGCTGCGCGGCTTGTTCTGCGGCCTCGGCCTGCTTTTCGGCAAAGCGGCCCTGCTCATCTCGTGCGCGCTGTTCGCGCTCTTCGACTTGCGTAGCGGCTTCCGCAATGCTGTCTGCAACACTGCTGTCTTGCACTTCCTGCTCTCCACTCAACGCAGCCGCAAGGTCATTGCGGATGTCGTCGGTGGCGTTATTCATAACGTCCGATTCCATAAAAACTCCATCAAGTGGCTTGACTACAGCCGTGGGGAAAATCCACCGCCATCCCGGCGGGGTTGCTGCATCTTCATTCCGTCAGAGGGAACGTAACGCCTCCCGGCGTGGGTAGAACTAGCCCGATATACGGGCGTACAACTCCTCCCGAAGCCCTGGCACATCGAGGCTTTCTGGCTGCTTTGGCTTCGGGTTGAATTTCTCGTTGCCGACCTCGACCATGCCATGGGCCTTCAAATGGGCGCGATGCTGAGATCGACTGGTAATTGGTTCGCCCGTGATCATCGAGCGATAAGGCTGGATGTCGGGGGCTACATAGGGGGCGGTAATCACGCGCTGCACCATCTCGCCGCAACACTCGGGCAATTCCTTGTAGCGGGCTACGGGCAGGAACACATCATCTTTCTTGCCGCAGTGCTTGCAAACGGTCGCGTAGATAGGCATTACTGCTTAACCTCGCTGGCAATCTCGTTAGTTGCGGCATCTGTCGCAGCGTCTTGCACCTTGGCTTTCGAAGCGATATTGGCCGCCTCAATCTTGGTCGCCGCATCCAGCTCGGCCTTCCATTTCTGGAAAGTCATGTCGAGCTGCGCTTGGCGCTCGTTCATAACCGCTTCCATCTGCATGCGCCGCTCTTCCAGCTGCTGCTCCAGAGCCATTTGCTGAGCGGCCGCCTGCGCTTCCATCGACAGGCGCATTTGTTCCCGCTGCTGCTCGGCCTGCGTGCGCATCTGCTCCAGCTGGCCTTCCATCTGCATTTTCGCTTGCGCGGCTTGCTGATCGGCCTTGATCTTTTCCATTGCCGGATCAGGCGGAGGCGGTTGTGGCTGCTTGGCCTTCTGGCGGAGTGATTCCATCATTTCATCGAATGCACCCTCCAGCGAGCGGCCAGCTTTGAAGCCGCGGATGCCGAACAACAGGCATTCGCCGAGTAATGGCTGTAGTTCAGGAGGCGCTTGGATGGCCTCCTTGATAAAGCCTCCAACCGCCGTCAAGAACTCCATGCGATCTTGCTTCTCTTGCTGCTCGTCCACTTCCAGCAGAGAATCAGAGGAAATATCGATACGGAAGCAGCGCATCGGGTCGTTGCGCAGCAGCGCGATTGCCTGGTCGACCAATGGCTTGTCTTCTTCCGGCATCTGCTCAACTCCAGCCATCAGCTTGATAGACTCAGGTTGATAGTGCTGGCAGATGATCTGTGCTTTGATGCGCAGCAGCGTTGTCGCGAACACGGCGACCGCACCCTGAAGCTTCTTAAGGCGCATCGATCCGAAGTTTGACTTGATCTGCTGTGCACCCAATGTCTCGTTCGGGTCTGAAGCGCCACGCAGAATGTCCGAGATGCCAGTAACCTCGTAGATGACCGCCTTGACCTGTTCGCGGGCTAGGTAAGCAGCATTCAACGCAGCGACCACCATATCCAGCGGCATGAACTCGACAACGCCCTTCAAGCCGCCCTTCTCGCCGAAGACCATCCAGTTCTCGACCGGGATTAGGGTGTTATTGGCGCCTTCCGTTAGCATGCGCTGCACGCCGGTCTGCGTCGAGTCATAGACGCCAACAACCTTTAGCGCCTTGATTAGCCCATCGATACGCTCGCAGAGGATGTCGAGCTCTTTGGCCTGATCCTGGTATTGCGCATAGTCCGGCACGGGGATCAGGGAGCCCGTCGTGATCGTGGCATACAGCGGTTTCGGGCAAGGGAAGAAGCCATCCAGCTGCAGCGTATCGTCGCGCTGCTCGATGGCCTCCTCGTATGCTTTGGATAGCCACGTGACCTTGCCTGTTTTCTTGTCCCACACCTCATAGATGCGCGCTTTCTTGAGCGACTCACCTTCAGGCGTTGTGGTGTCAGCCTCCTCCAGCTGCGACTTCATGTCCAACGGGATCTTGCTGCCTTTTTCCTTGCCGAAGCGCTTAATCAGCTCGGCACGTGTCAGCGGCACAATGCGCCAGACGACAAAGACCTCCTTCCAAGTACGCGCTACGTTGTGGCCGAAGTCTTCCCAATTGACGTAATCAACCGGGCTGCACTCGTAGTCGATCACATCGACAGTCTGCGGGCCTTCGTCCTCGACGTCCTCCGTAATCTGCACATCTTCCGGCAGCTGCTCGGCCTTCATCTTCGGCTCGTAGCGCACCCATGCCACGCCGCGCCCAGGCAACAGGCGGTCTTCCACGCTGTTATGCACGGCATCTTCGTAATCGTCGTACTGCTCGATCTCGTAGGACAGCGCCCGCTCAAGAATTTCAGAAGCCACACGGCCAATTGGGTCTTTGTCCTTATAACGGCGAGTGACTTCTGGCTTTGGTAGGCGCGCAAACACGGCCGGCAGGATCGTCTGTACGTTCGACCACAGGATGTTGTACTGCGCACTGTCGCCATCCGAATCTTTGTTGCGCTCGTCACGGTATCGCTCGATGATCTTCTTGCCACGGCTACGCCATTCGCCATAAGTGCGCTCATACAGATCAATGTCGAGCATGTAACGCCGCTTCAGCGACGCCATATCCGGCGTTGCGACGGCTCGCACTTCGTCAGCCATTTAGACGCGCACCACCGTAGCGCTTACCGTGCCGCCAATGACTACGTTGATGCCAGCATTCACGCCAATAGGCAGCGGGTACCACGTACCAGCCACAGGCGTGAACGTATCGACAATCTTGGTCGTCGTGCCGGTCGCCGCGTCGTCATAGACGGCAATTGTCGGTGTGGAACTGGCAGCGCTCACGAAGATACCCAGCAGCGCACCCGAGCCAACCTTGACGTTGCCGCTGGCGCTCACCACTTTCGGCGCGCCGATTTGCAGATTTCCGATAGCCATTAGATACGTCCTCTACTCGTTGGTTTGTTTGCTTGCCACAGGTCGTTGAGCGTGGCGTTATGCATGAATTTCTGGTCTGGCTTGACCGGAGGCTGCTTGGTCATCTGCATGATCAGGCAGCCATAGCTAAATCCATCGCCGTCATGGGATGCCCAATCGTGCAACGGCTCCGAGCTGAATGTTTTCTTCTCTTCGTCGTATTCAAACGACCAGGAGACAAGGCCATTCATGCCCTTCTCTGTCTTCGTGCGGTGGAAAGCGATGTGCGGCATAAGCACCCGCGCCGCGTTGATGCGGTCAGCCTTCTTAGAATCTGGAGTAATCGCCACATGGTCAGCGCCGAAATACTTGACGAAGATTTCGACTGCACTATGCTTGGCCGCAAATGTCTTTGCTCTTGCATCGTGTGGCAGCCATATCTTTCCAAGCGCAGGCTTACCATTCGCCAGCTTGTATTGCCTGAGCTTGTCGGCCAGTCGATCGCACCATTGCTCGGCGTCTAATCCCCAGCCGCCGTCATAGTCAAACAGGTGATACCCGCCGATGCGAGGCTGCCAGAACCACCATGTAGCTGTATCGCGGCGGCCCAAGTCGGCGCTTATCTCAATCGGTGCGCCGTTAGGATCGAAGTCGATGTCATCGCTGACACGTCCTTCTTTCTCTGCAATGCCAATTGAACGCGCCAGAATCGCGCCCAGGTTCGCGGCCTCGAAGGAGCAAAGATATTCCTGCTCAAACTTCGCAGTGCCGTATTCCTCGCCGAACTCCATGATGTAAGTGTGGAGTTCAGCTTGCAGGCGTTCTTCAGTGAAAACGCCCGTCTGTCTTGCGTCGAGGATCTGCGCAAACTGACCCGGCGTTCGTTCTGCCGCCTTCAAGGTTGTGTAAGCGTGATTCCTGCCGCGTGGCGTGGTAATGAACATCTGCCAGCCGTTGTTCTCAGCCAGAATCGGGCGGAGGTAAGCGCGGGCATTAGGGTTCGCCAATCCCCACTCGGAATACACCAGCCCTGCCGGCGCAGTACCAACCAAGCTGTTGTAGTTGTCCGAGCCGACAACCTGCCATGTCGAGCCATTCTTGAACTCGATCATCATTTCTTGATTGCGCGTCGTCTTACGCAACTCAAGCGGGAATGCCTCGTCTATCCGGCGCTTTCCCGTGTGAGGGTTAATTGCGTCCCAAATGGCCTTGCGCGCCTGGGAATACTCCGGAAGCATGTGCCAATAGCCGGCAACACGCTCAAAGGCCGCACAAGCCGTGCGATGCAATGCAATCTCATCTTTGCCGCTGCGGCGATGCCACACCAACTCAGCGTGTTTGCCGCCGTTTTCAAGGTAAGTCCACGCCGGGATTTGGTATGGGCGCGGATTCCAGTTATTCGGCAGTCTTATCCGTGCCATAACGGATGATTTCGACTGTCAGCGCGCCGCCATCTGCGCCTGTGTGCTCTGTGCGCGCCAGCTTGGGCGCAGCAAACTCCGCCAACTTCGCCAACAGATCAAGCGCCTTTTCGGGAGCCGCCTTTACGTCGCCATGGCCTTCAGCCACTTTCTTGAGCCAATCGGCCATGTTTGAGGCGTTATCTTCGAGGAGCCTTGTTACGGTATCGCGGAACTCTTTCGTCGCCTTGTTGGGCGTTCCCGCTACCCTGCCACCTGTTTTTGCACCCTTAGCCATGATCTGGTCTAGATGCGTCTACTTTAGAACTGAACATTTGTATTCACCGTGGCGCTTTCGCGTCGATGCCTATAAATAAAAACGCCCTGTCCTTAGTCAAGAGTCAGGGCGAACACGTCTAATGACGTGAAGGGAGAATTGGTGCCGGTTACAGCGTCCGGCTGCCGTTTGGCTTTACGGCTGATTGTGCTGGCCTAATCGGGCCTAAGTTGTCACTGTGCGTAAGGCTACTTATCCGTTAAGGGTGCGCCATGCCCATCTACCCGCTGCCCAGCGGCTCCATCTGCGGTAAGTCGGCTTCAGATGCAACAAAGCCCCGACTCAGTTAAGAATCGAGGCTTTGAATGTGGTGTTACGTTTTCTGTAGAGGCAACTTGCCCCACGGATTGAATTCTAGTCGCTTGTTTCGCGGTTTACAAGTTCTTTTTGCGGGTTTGCAACATCTTTCGTCGCACCTCTTATCACGACCCAACTAAGATACAGATCAGCATGCTTCGCCTTGTCCGATGGCGGCTCCGCTAACCTATGAAGTATGTGCTGGCGGCCCAAAGCACCAAGCACCCCGCTAGTAATGTTGTTTCCGCTCATAACAGGTTCTTCCTCCGCATCAGCGGGATAATGATTGCAACCGCCTCAGTATAAGTCCGCTTTGTGGTCGGACGCCATACGGAGACCTTCGCTTCACGATTCCGCATTTCTACTCCAATGGCTTGGCGATACTCGCCGCCGATCTCGTCCATACACCAATCGACCGCTTCCATTTCCAGATGCGTCACCGCTTCGTCAACAATCTCGGCTGTGCTATCCCACTGACGGCTGGATCGGGATTGCCGACATTCAGGCGCAGCATTGCCGTAGCCAAGCTTTTCGCGCCATGACTTTTGCCAAAAGTAGTGCTCCATCAGCAGCGCATCGGCTTTGGCGGTGTCGTCTATGTCTCTCATCATGCCTATCCCCTTACTTCCGCATTCCATTTATCCGCAATGGCCTTCGCCATCTCGTAGCTCGTCACTACCGCTCCTGGCTTACTTTTAAACGTCAATACGTTGATGCCATTTCTATTCATCACGCCAGACCAGCCCGATACCTCGCTAAATAGCTCTGCCACATATGGCGGATGGTTAAACCACTCGCCAGGCGATGCGTCTTGCAACCAATCGATCATTCCATCCCCCCTCAAAAACTCTTCCAGCATCCCGCCGAAGAACTTGCCTACCTTGCCTAATATCCAAGCTCCGGCGATTAGGCTGGATATGGCTATTAGCCAGTTCATGGCCCTTTCTTTCGATTCACTATGTAAGCGAAGATCATCACGGCCAATATGATTGGCACTCCAATCGCCATAACTGCCGCAAATTCAGCAAACGGCCTAATAAACCAAAACCAAAATCCGCATTCACTCATCCCTTCCTCCGTTGGTCAGGCCGGTGATTTTGTCGGGTAATTCACCACCCAATGCGATGCAGGCTCCGGCACCTCTAGCAACGCAGTTACATACACATAGCCCTTGTTAGTCAACTCGTAGCACCGTTTGTGGATAGGTGACACGTACCTCAAGTAGTCGTTGGCGAGGAACCGATCGATTGCTCCACGTACGGCAGGCGCTGAAAAGTCGCCGTCTCGGAAGTCGTCGGCGCATGCGTAGTAATGAAGCAATATTTGAATCTCTAGCGGCGACATCTTCTTCTCCTTGGTTGATTACTC